TCGGCTAGAGGAAATTTTGCCTTAAACATTTCTTTTATGGAAGGATAATCAGAAGATTCTGGTTCATGAAGCACATAATCTCCTAATAATATTATGTTTAATTTTTTGATTTGCTTACTTTTCATCCCTTCTTTATTTGAAAAGCAAAGTTTATAAATTAAATAACAGATTATTAAAGATATTAGTAAAAGGAAAAACAAGTACATATATACATAAGAGTTAGTATAATTTTACTTTTAGATTATACTAAATTAATTTACATACGTGGGAATCCAACAAGATTGGCACCCATACCGAAGCCAGCACCAGATCGTGCACCAACGGCCATACTAGGAACGTATGTATCTAAGATGGAGAATGTAGCAGCAGCGGTCAAAGCAATAAGCATAACTTCATCTAAGTTAAGAGAACGTTTTGGGATTGCGTAAGCAGCAATAGCAACCATAATACCTTCAACTAAGTATTTTACGACGCGGCGGATAAGCTCACCGAGATCTAAGAGACTTCCTAATTCACCCAACATATTATATTATTTCTCGAGAAAAAAATTTTTATTATTACCTCAAAAATAACTTAAAATAATAAGACTCACAAATATATAAATGTCTAAAGAATTAGCCTTTGAAAAACAAAATCTCCCAGATGGGACACCCAATCCTAAATATGTTGATCTTCTTGATGAGGATAAACCAATTGCCGGACAAAAGTTTACATGTATTTCATTTGTAAGTCCCGATAGTATTCTTAAGAAAAAAGAGCTTTTTTACTTTGAAGAATTCCTAAAGCATTGGGATTATACTAAAGGAGTTCAAAAATTTACAGCTTTTCTTAATTTTCTTTCGTATAAATACAGTATGAATTTTGATAAAGTAATGACGGATTTTCAAGAATATATTAAAAGTGAAGAAGCAGATTTGGTAAAAACCAGCATCGGAGATGATTATAAAAACTTTTTAGATGCTAAAGAGGATGACTTAGAAAAGGTCTTTAATGAATCATATGCATTCCAAACTAACACACGTGGATTGAAGATCCGTGGCAGTTATCCTTCTCAAGAAGAGGCGGAATTAAGATGTAAAATGTTAAGAGAAGTAGATCCATTCCATGACGTCTTTGTAGGTCCTGTTGGAATGTGGATGCCATGGGATCCTAAAGCATACAAGACGGGTCGTGTAGAATATTTGGAGGAAGAGCTTAATCAACTCATGCACGAGAAAAATAAGAATGAGAGACAAGCCAAACAACAGTTTGAGAAAAGAGTTGCCGAAACAAAAAGAAAGGCCATTGAAGAGAATGTTAAAATTGCGAAAGAAAGTGGTAATAAACTTACTCAAAATATTGATAAAGATGGAAATCTTGTTGGCGTTGGAACAACCAGTATTGAAGGCAATCTCAAGAGTAAGGACCTTGTAAGCTCTGCGGATATTAGAAAAGAACTTTTTGAAGGGGATAACATCAGAACCCGAGAGACAGATAAAGCTGTCAAAGCTGAATTGGAGGGTGCAGAAAATCAAAATGTTGATATGACTGTAACAGAGAAAGACGATGAGGAGAAGAAGGGCGAATAAGTATTAAATTGAAATTAAATAAACCAATTATATAAAATATAATCAATATCTTATATAATAACATGAATCAAGCACCTCAATTACCATCAGAAATATCCAATCCTAATTCTTTAAAGGGAAGGACTACGCCTGTTGATTTTGAAAGCAGGATATCTGCTAGCCAAACAACTCCGCCTCCCGCACCGAAAAAGAAGCAAAAGAAAAACAAGAATAAAAAAAAGAAAAATCGTTGTTGCTTTGAAGGTTGTAGGAAGAAATTAACTTTAACTCAGCAAACTATGAAATGTAGATGTCATATGTGCTTTTGTTCTAAGCATTTTCCATCTGAAGAACACAAATGTACTTTTGACTATAAGGCCTTTTCAAAAGAAAATTTTGAGAACGCAGCTGGGTTGGGCGGTGGACAATTTTCAAAATTAGAACCTATATAACTTACCATCTACTCTTCTTTACATTAATAGTAGGGCCTTTTCTTCCAGCTTTTGGATCATAATTTTCGTCTTCATCATCGCTTCCTAGATCCTTGCTCATATCCCAAAATTCTTTACTGCCTAATTTAAACTCTCTATGAGCACTGGCTTTATACCAAAAAATTTGATCTTCAAGCTTATTTGATTTTGCATTATTTGAAACAACCAAACACTCATAATTCTCAGTACATTGATCCATTACTTGACAAAATGATTCAAACGTAGGAAACATACCTGCAAAGTTTTCATAAATCCTTTTTCTATTAGCGATATATGGTTCTCTAAGAATAAAAGTGTAGTCAATATTTGTTCTTAGATTTGGAGGTACCCCTAAAGGGTACTGCATGGTAATAACAAGCATGATTTTCCAGTGTCTGCCATTCATGAAGAGTAGTCTCATTAACTTATCCCTTGACCATGAATTATCATATAAACAATCATCCAGAATGCAAAAGGCTCTGCCATCTATATTCGATCTCCCATATGCCGCTTTTTCCTTTTTAACTTGTTTAATTACCATTTTTTGCCTTTTAAGAACATTCTCAATAATAGCGGTATTGTATTCATCATGAATGAATAGTTTAGGAACCAGTGAACCATAAAACCCATTTCCAGCTTCTGTCCCAGATATTACAGTTCCTATAGGAATATCTTGATGATAATACAACAAATCTCTTACTAAGAAACTTTTACCTGTATCACGTCTTCCGATTAATACAATAACAGGACCCGATGCTTCATTTGGTTTAAAGGAAATATTCTTCATATCAAACTTTTTTAATTCTAAATTCATTGTTAATATATGCTTATTTAATAATTTATATATAAATTACGCACAAATCTAGTTAAAATTAATAATTTCATTTATTTATAGTTATTGATGTTTCAAATCTACTATAAAAAAAATGATAATACGGCGCTATTTAAGGAGTTCGATTCAAATAATATTAAATCTATACAAAATTATATTCCATTATATGGAAATTTTTTTAACTTACAGGAAAAGAACTATCAGAGTATTAATTTAAATCAACCTTTTCATATTACAAATTTAGAAAAATCAGACATTAAGAATGCTTATACATGTCAAGTAAAATCAGAGAATAAACAAGAAAAAGCAGAAGCTTTTTTTAAATTTTCACCATTAATTGATCCGATCAAATATATGGTTGGTAAATACGAAGATTTGACAGAAGAAATGAAGGTAGCTTTACCAAAATTAAGTGAAAATACTTGTCATCCTAAAGTACTTGATCCAAATAATTCTGCTTATGTAGATGGATTCTTTACATATTTAACTAGTAATTTATTGCATCGACATAAATTTATCCATGGTTTAGATTTCTTTGGATCATTTCTAGGAATCAAAAAGGATTTTAATATCAATATTTTTGATGATTTAGAATATTTAAATGACAGTAAATATTTTCATGAAAATAAAGGTAAACTATTTGAAATAGAGGCAGTTGATGAAGAAATATTTTTTGATGCCGATACTAGAAATTATAAAAAAAAGTTGAAGATTGATAAAAATATAAGCAATAAGTCAGTTTATTCTTTAAATGGAGAGAATTTCGATGATTTATTTATTTCAACGCCAATGACAGATGAAACCCCGGTTCAATTAACAGAAGCTTTAGTTTTTGAATTTAATAAGCAAAATGAAAATAAAAATAAAAACAGCAGTAGAAAAAGTAGTTCCACTTGTTCTTCCCGATCTTCTCATACTTCAGCAGAATCTGACGCCGCGGTTGATGAAAGTGATTCCGATGAGGATGAGGTCGAAGAAGATAGCGAAGGCAGTGAAAGTGATTCAATGGGAACCCTGGATAGCGATATAATCTGCAATGCGAATATAAATGATTTTCCAGTACAAATTATTTGTTTAGAGCGAATGGAATCAACATTAGATTCATTACTGGGCGAAGAAATAACTGACGATGAATGGCGATCGTGTTTATTTCAGATTATTATGACATTAGTTTCTTATCAAAAGATGTTTAATTTTACGCACAATGATTTACACACAAATAATATTATGTTTAATAAAACAGATAAACAGTATATTTATTACCGTTATAACAAAGTTTACTACAAAGTTCCAACATATGGGAGACTATTCAAGATAATTGATTTCGGACGCTCTATTTATTCATTTAAAGGTAAATTTATTTGTAGTGATAGTTTTCATCCAAAAGGAGACGCGGCCACACAATATAACTGTGAACCATATATGAATTCTAATAAACCGAGACTAGACCCCAACCCATCATTTGATTTATGTAGACTTGCATGTGCTTTATATGATTTCTTTATGGATGATATTGAAGATGTGAATACTTGTGGTGATCCGATTGCCGCACTTATTAATGAATGGTGTACTGATGATAAAGGAAGAAATATCCTTTATAAGAAATGTGGCGAAGAACGCTATCCTGATTTTAAGTTATACAAAATGATAGCTAGGACTGTTCATAATCATACTCCTGAAAAACAAGTTACTAAAACGGTATTTCAAAAATTTGTTTCAAATAGAAAAAAGGTTGGTAAAAAACGATATATTGATATTGACGCTCTCCCTGTTTATGCATGATTTTCTTATTTATGTATATAAGTACATGAACAAGAAAACAAAAGGTTATATTTTTATTTTAATTTCTATTATTGCAGTTAATGTAATGTCTTTTATAGCGTTTACTTTAAAAAACAATGCTAGGATAGCTAAAAAAAAGGAACCATGGACTTTTTCTGAATTTTTAAACAATGGTGAAAAAGTTTCATTGAAAACAACTATTGTAGGAGTATCTTATGGTATGATTATAGGAATAATAGACGTACTGGGTATTTGGTACGTTTTAAAGTATTTAAAAGTCTTTATGCCTAAGGGCGAATTATTAGACGCAGGCATTGCGGAAGTTTATTCTAGTGTTTTAGCAGTTATGTTTGGTACATTTGTAAGTCTTTCAATTAAAACAATTTTGCCTCCAGATAATACTATTCCTGTTTGGTCAGATGCTTTTGGAGTTTTCGTAGGTTGCATGATAACATTAAGTTTTATGTCGCATCGCATTTAAAAATCTGGGCTGTTGGTAAACACTACGGGTGCACTAGCAATATTCTTAATAGGTTCTAATTGTGAAAATACGAATAAACCAGAAATAAAACTAATATAAACTACTAAAGTATCACGCATTAATTTCTTAAGAGGAACTGTTTCTTTTACAATAAATCTCATTTCGATAAATCGAAAAAGTAAATATACACAACTAACGATAATTCCTTGAATAAACATATTGTTGTCCATTATATTTATTCAAAAATAATAGATTTAGAATTTTTCCGCATCTAACTTAAAATCTCTACATCCGTTAAAATGGGCTTTTCTTCTAATGCTAATTTTTCATCTAATATTTGCACATCTAAAGCGTCTAATTTTGGCGTATTATCAAAAATTTTAATTTTTTCTAAAGCAAAATCATCATCCTCATCATCATCTTCTGCCTCTTCTAATTTTCTTTGTTCATTTCTTTCATGGCTGATTTTTTCAAGTCGTTCGACCGTTTTTGGAGCGGATATTAATGCACTCGAAGTATCAGATATTTTACTAGAAGATTCTTTTGTATTATAATTCATTACACTATCATTATTGCTAAAACTAATTCCGGTCTTTGGTGGCGATGAAGGAGCGGGTTTAATTTCATTAGTTTTATTTATTGAATCCGTCGATATTTTAAAAGAGGCGGGAAGTATAGTTGGAGTATCTAAATCATCGGTAGATGCTAAAATAGGATCTCCCAATTTAATCGGTGTGGAAACAATATCTTCTTCTACAGCATTTGTTGGCTCTTCTATTTTGGCTATGCTAAATTCTTCAATGCTATTTTCACTAGAATCGACAACTTCGTCTTCTTTTACTACTTCTTCTTTTGCAGCAGCTTCTTTTGCCTCTGCCTCTTCTTGTTCGGCTTGTACTTCTTCTGCTGGTTTTTCAACCGTTTCTTCTACAACTTCTTCTTCTTCTGTTTCGTCAATATATGCGCGTAGGATCTTTTCAACAGGCATGTTATCTCCAATAACCTTCAATATACATTCCCTAATAATAATTTCACACTCTCTCATATTTTTTTGCTGCTGAAGAGGCATAATATGTTTTTCAAATAAATATACATTTTTATATAATTTTCTAGCACATTCAATGTAAACTTTATGAATAAAATCAGGTAACTTTGGAATGTCTATATCAATCTTTTTCTGTTTGCTTGAGACACGAATACTCGTTAAAATCTTCAACTGTGTAATGTGAACACAAGTGAGTATATCCTCAAGATAATCACATTTACTAGTTTTAATAATTCGACTTGTTTCTACATTAATGATTTCTTGATTCCACTTAGGAACTCTTGTTAAAAAATTCTGAAATGTCATTAAATATTTGCTATTTTCTTCATTTCTAATACAAAGATCGAATGCTTCTCTGAATATTGAATTAAACCCTTCAATTACCAATGGTGTAAGAATGTTTAACAATCTAGATGAGTATTCATTTCTCGCTTCTGAAAGGACGTTGGTATTAAAATCATCCATTTTACATTTCTTTTATATTTTCTAAATCTGCTTCCGGACGCATAAATGCTATTGTTAAAATATAGAAAATCAATAGTTTTTCATTTCTAAATTCTCTCCGAATCTTATCAAAATGCATTAACAACCCATATTTTTTTGTATTGTTAATTTTATTAGTAGATTCAATAGCCTTCATAATGTCTAAACCGTTATAACCCTTTTCATATATTTTTTCAGTGAAGTTTCTGCATTTATGTATTGTTTCATAGTTCTTTTTATTATCTATTGATTTCAATAGCCATTTATCTCTAGATTTGTAAATATTATTAAATGTTTCATTAAATGATTGTTTTTTAAAATCATGTAAACTAATTTGTTTATTATCAATATTTGGCAACGGTACGTGTATATTACAAAATCTAGAGACGATGGGCTTTAAAAGTTTTCGATGTTCATCAATTATAATAAAGAATCTGGTTGTATGACTAAATTGTTCAATACATCTTCTTAGTGCAGATTGCGCATCGGTTGTTAGTTTGTCAGCATTAAATAAAATAACACTTTTAAAAACATTGCCATTCTTATGTTGTATATTTGTTTTTGCAAAGAATTTTAACTCGTCCCGAATAAATCGTATCCCTTTGCCGTGAGCACAGTTAATATACATTACATATTTTTTGATATCTTCAATATTTGAATAAATACTTTTAATAAAAAATTCTAAAAGACCGCGTTTTCCAGATCCCGATGGACCATGAAAAACAATATGAGGAATCTTTTTTTTATCGATGAAATATTTAAGTTTTGTTTTAATAGTTT